TCTCGGCTTTCTCCTTTAGGTGTAGACTTAGCTGCTTTGAAGTAGCTATACCTAACGGCAAACACATTGCCAGCAGGACTAATGACATCCCCCCATTAACTTTGCAAATCAATGTTGCTGTAGTCTTCCAAGTTAAAATTGTACTTGTCACTGTGCAAACGTCTGTCTTCGTTGGGGTCACCCACTTGCTCTGTCTTGAGCAATACGAACTTGTCCATAGGCACAGGAGCATTTTTGTCGGCAAGGTGTGACAACCAAGAGTCGCCATCTTCCATGCTAATCTTGTAAGCACTAAGTTGCTGCTCTATTGCGTCTGCGTCATTAGCAATTTCTGCCTGCTCTTCCTCCTCTACAACTTTCTCAATCGCGCTAATGCCTTCGGTAAACAAGGCATCTGCAACTACTGGTGTGAATTGCAACATCTGTACAAGGAACACCTTGGCCTGCTCCTCTGTCAAAATACCTTCTTGCACCTTGACCAAGACCTCCACCGCGCTTGCAATTTGCGCACCGTTGTAGGACGCATCCTTTGTGGCTTGGTCTACGCTGGTATCCATCTCTTCAGTAAACAGGAAGGACGCAGGTTGCAACTTGCTGAAGTACAAGTCGAGCGTAATATTCATGGCACTAAGCATAGGGCGTAGGCCACGAATCATGGTCTCTTGCATCGGACGAATGACTGTATTGTGGAACAACTCGTAAGACTCTTTCATTTCGTCTGCGTTGTTTCCAAAGCCTCCGCCTTCTGTCCTCAGTCCAAATAGCAAAGGAGACGTAACGCGATGCGAAGTCAGCACGCGCGTTGTAATCTCACTGCTCATAAAGGCGTAAGTCTTTTGCGGGTCGGTAGGCGATAGGCTTTCAAACGTAGGTGCGTTCTCTGCACTGTCGTTAAAAGTCATAAGGAACTTGCCCGCGTTAGTGCTACCTCCAAACTTGTCGTAGATAAGTTGCTCCATGCGCCTGCGCTCCTCTTCTGTTGGCACTCCGTTGTTAAACGAAATAAGCATAGATGGGAACAAACCAGACTGCAAGTTAGCAGCATGGAACTCTGCGATACGCTTGTCACACTCTACCCACGAGACACCACCAATGTAGTCAGGCAGTCCGTAAAAAAATGAGGTAGGGTTGTACAGTTTGATTTGTACAATTTGACTTGCCGCTGTGCGGTCTTGTGTGCTAAAGGCAGGGATAGCTTGTGGCACATACTTGTTAGGCTGTGACCAGTCCGCGCTATGATAGTACACCTCTACTTCGTCTTGGTCATTGGCCTTGCCTGCACGAATGGAGGCAGCAGGGATGTGGTGTACCTCTGCAATTGTCGTTCTGTCTTGACTCCAAATAGGATTGAGGTAGCATTGCCCGTACAACTTCAAGTCTAAGGCCGCACGCTTCAAACATGTGCCGTCGCCAAATAATACGTTTAGACGCAGCCATTGGTCAATATGACTATCCTTGGTCGGGCTGTCGAAACCGTGTCCGTAAATCATGTCCGCTACGCCTTTAACGATGGCATTGTGCATGCCGCTTCCAAGCATAAGAGACTCAAGGTAATATGGGTAAAGGTTGTCCTCTCCCATCGTGACCCACTCGTTTGATGTACTCTCCTCAAATACTGGGATGCCAGTAGGGGAGTAATCGTAAACGCCAAACTCAAATTTTTTGCTCATCCTTGGTAAACTATGTCGGTGTCTACCGTCGTGTTTTCGAGGTAGTTCTGTCCAACAGGTGGGTTGGTTAATGGACTAATGTAACACAGCAGCGTAGTGCGGAGAACGTCTTGTACGCTTATTTTCAACATGTACATGCCAACATCAAAGTTAGTCAAATCCATAACAAAAGACTTGACTGCTCTCCCATTGTTGGGTGTTGCGTTTGAAATCGTGTCTGTAAATTCTGTAGTCACCCCTGTCATTTGGTTGGTAAATGAATACTTCAGGGTGTCAGTGCCTAAAACTCCTGTGTCTCCTAAGTGTGCAGTGACATATTGCGACCCATTTTTTTGCAACTGTATCATGTATCTATCAATATAAGGAAATGAAAAAGGGGACGCACGGCCCCCTTTCTCTTCTGTCTAATCTTCAATCGTTATCCAATAGTAATGTTGGGAAAGGCAGTAAAAGGAGCGTCGCCCCCTGAACCACTACCCACCATTGTGTAGAAGGCCACTGGTTCTTTACCGACCATTTCTACATTGAATCCATTTGCGTCACCAAAATTTTGACCTGTTGTCATCTGGCCCACTGTGACATCCATACCGTTTGAACCACCGAGCAAAAACAAATTGCCTTGGTTGTCTTCTACGATAATGTTTGGAGAACCGTAAGCCAGCATTTTAATCTGGTTGGCTTGCGTTTGTGTCAACTTATTAAAAGTCAGTGACAGGTTCTGCTCAAAGAAACGTGTGCCAGTAGAAGGGTCAGCGTTGACGTTAATAGTCAATCCTGCCGCTTCTCTGCGTGTCTCAAAGTAGTACGCGGTCAAACTTCCTGTAGCTGAAATCACATGCTTGGTTGCACCTGTCCCAACAGTCGTTGTTGACGCTGCCAAAATATCCGAGTAGTTAATAATGTAAACTCCTTTGATACCTCCGACAGCATCTTTACAGTTGTCGCTTGCGCGTCCTGAAGTAATTGTGCAACTCATTAGGCATTGATTGTAATGTAGTCAAACTTCGTAAACGGAGCATCACCACTTGAGTCTGTACCCACAAGGGTAAAGAATGGTTCTATTTCCCGTCCTGTAAACGTCAAGGTCATGCCGTTCAAATCGCTAAATGCCTTGCCTGTTTCAAAGGTTCCCGCAGTAACGTCCATCCCGTTGGTGTGTCCCAACATGATAAGGTTGCCTTGGTTGTCCTCCACAATAATTTGTGGCCTCCCTGCCGCCAACTCAGACAGATTGTCTGCGTCAATTTGCGTTAGTTTGGTGAAAGTACAAGTAAACACCTGCTCAAAAAACGTAGTACCCGTCGTTACATCCGACTGTGTGTCTACTGTTAGTGAAGCCATTTCACGCCTTACCGCAAACTTATATACTTCGTAGTCATTGCCAGCGCCTATTGCACCAAGGTCAGTAATGACGTTGGCAGACGTGGCCGCGTAACCTACAAATGCAGAAGTGTCTGAGTAGTTGTGAATGTAAATACCCTTGATGCCGCCCGTAGCGTCCTTACAACTGACGCTTCTCCCGCTTGAAATATTACAAGGCATGGTGTTCAGTTTTTAGGTTAATTACTCTGGAAGGATAGCATCAGTAGTGCCGACAATTACGTCTGCTGCCACGCCTACTTGCATGCCAAGTCCAAACCGCATGGTTACACCCACGTTGTCTGAGCCGTCGTACTGGTAGAAAGGAATGTACTGTGTGCTGGTGTAGTCTGTGTTCAAGTTAGAACCAACCACAAGGTTTTCCCGTTGTGCTGCAACGATGCAGTCAGCAGGCATACCTGGGCAAGTCAAGACTGGAACTCCCAAGTAGTTGAGGTTGTCAAAGGCTTGGTTAGTAGACTGACTGTTCACACCTTGTCCGACAAGAGCAGCGGACGTGCCACCTGCTGTCGCCAGTTGTTGACGGTACAAAGCAGCAGTTTTGGGGTTGACGTACAAAGCAAAGTCAGGCTTAGACAGCAAAGCAGAACGGTTGGTTGCTGCTGAGTCATATACAATACCCATTTGCTGAATGACGTTAGCCGCAGTAATTGAAACAATCGTTGCGCCCAAAGTACCACCAGTACCTGTAGCCAAAGCACCAGCAGCCAAACCTGCGCGGTCAAACGTGCCTGAGTCAGACAAGAAACCTGCACCACCAACAGCACCTCCTACCCACACCAAGTTCTCGACACTGGCAGCAGTCTTACCTGCAACAGTAGCAATCACAAAGTTGCGGAACTCAGGAGAGGCCCAATCTTGTGCGTTACGCGCTCCGACCTGACCCATGAATGTGGGCAAGATTTTAGCACGGCACAACTTTTCGTTGACTTTCAAGTCGCTCAAAGTCAAAACGCTTTCAGTCAGTGCTACGCTGTTGCCATCTTCAAAAGCACAAGCGTCACCTGCTCCGCCTGCTTGGATAACGTCGTCAGCAATAGAAGTCACAGAGAGGACCGCCTTGTTACGAATGCCGTCAATCTGACGCACATAGCCTTTGGCAAGGGTGTCAGCGGCCTTAACTGCTGGGGTCAAAAATGGTGTTGCCAACTCACCTGCGTAGGTGTTGTCGGTAATCACGGGGTTGTTGAATGCCCGACGCTGTGCCGTGCGATTCAGTGAACGATACTTACTCATTTTGTAAACATGTTTTTCATCATTTCAAATGCACGCTCTTTTGGAGAACCGTTGAACGGTACTTCAGGCAGGGCGTTGTTAGCCTTTTCTTTTAGTGGGTTGTTTGACAACTTCCGTGCAGCAGGTGCGTTGTTGACGGCTGCCAACTCTTTGCGCATCTCTGCAATCTGACGACGCTGACGGGCGATAGTGTTGCGCTCGGCAGACAATCCACGACGGCTGCGCGTTGGACGCTGACCACGGGTTGGACGTGCTGGGCGTTCGCTGCGTGTGCCGCGCTCTTCGCTCAATTGAGAACGACGTGACCGACGTGAACGCACGCGGTCTTCGCGGCTGTAACGGTGCTTGCGCTTATGGCTCATGCGTGCGCGTCCTGACCTACGGCCACGGCTCATACGCTTCCGCTGACGTGAAGCCTCGACTTCAACCACCTCCTCCTCAGCTACTGCTTCGGCTGGTGCGGCTTCAATCAAATCCATTGCCATAGTATGTACGGCTTCGGCTTGCTCTGCACTAAGACCCATAGCGGTCAGTGCCTCAACCAACGCTGCGTGCTGGTCGGGTGCGGCTGCTGGTGCAGCCTCTTCAAACTTTCGTTTTTTGAACATGTGTAATTATTAAAAAGGGTTTTTGTTTTTAGTGTGACCACCAGATGCAGCCTTCAATTTCTGTGTACTCGTACTCAAGGTCACGGGCAAACTTTTTGTAATCAAAGTAGTTAGTCATATTGTCGCCTACTGCTGATTGCAAATCGCCCACAACATCGTAGATAAACCACTCTGCCACATCTTTGTCTCGTTCGTCGTACTTCTCCTCGTAAGCCTGCATTGCCTCCTCCTCGCTGTCAAATCGGTCTTCCCAATCGTCAAGGTAGTACGAGTAAATAAAGTCAACTTTTAGTTCGTTTCCGAAAGCGTCAAAGTTAAAATAGTTTTCCGCCTGCTCCTCGACAGGGCCGCCTTGGTCATCAATAATGTCATAGGCATAATCAAGCATGCTGTCGTACTTACCCATGAATGCCTCTTCTAAGTAGCTGGCCCCAGTAGCCGAACCAAAGTGGTCTGACACTTCAATGATTTGCATAGGGCTAAGTCCAATGTCATCTGCAAAAGCAAACAACTCTTTGAGCAGTTCCCAGTTGTCTTTATTGATTCCTACTGCGTCTGTGCAGTAGCTATTGATGCCGTCACTATCGACAAACTCCCACTCCTCTACACCTTGCTCAAGCGCAGGCTCCAAGTGGTCCTCTTGCAAAACATCGAGGTAGTCTCCATAAGTGCGATAAGCAAAAGGATAGATGTAGAAACCCATGTCGTCATGGTTTCTGTCATAAGGCGTTAGGTAGATGTAAATGCTTTCCATATCGTTGTAATTATTATCTAACGTACCGTCGATAATTAAACAATGCCTTTTCTAAACCTTCTAATTCCCTAAAGTGAGAGTCGTTGATTTGCGGTGCGCCATCCTCCAAATAGTCACTTACCGCTTGACGCGTATCGTGTATCAAATCGTTTAAGTCTTGAATGTCCATAGTTGTGGTTTTAGACTCCTACTTCAATAACTACGATTGCACTTTGACGTTGAATAAAAACGTCTACCGAGTCGTACATACTTGCGATGTCGTAAATGTCGTCGGCCATGTCTTCCGTAGGCATCACATTGTTACCACGGCTGTCAATCGCTTGTACATGGATAGTTTGTCCGTAGTCGAAACACTCGTACCCTTCTGCTTCAAGTGCGTAAATAATGTCGTCGTTAATCATATCGTTGTGGTTTAGGTTAGGTCTCGGTATTCAACGCCTTCAGATTCAAGCACGTCGAGAATGACATCAAAGGTTTGGTAACCAATCGGCTTGGTCCTATACAAAGTAGCCCCTTCGTTTGGCGACTCGTCATAAGTGTCAATAAGCACCCACAAATTTACTTCGTCAAACAAGTCTGAGATGTAACCCGCGTCCTCGTAAATCTCCAAATAGTATTCATTCATATCGTTGTGGTTTAGCAACCCATTTCGTCGTAAAACTCTTGGGCATCAATCATGTTGTTTTCGTCGAACCCAACATACACTCCGTAGTCGGTGACGACCATGACTGCTACGTCGTCAAATGCGTCGCAGTAGTAGACCCGTCCCCTGACGTAGCTTTCCAGAATGTCAAAAATTTCACCCGTGTCGTCAGTCATGTAAGCGGACTCGCCGCCGTAATAAAGAAGTTCGCTTGCTTTTTCGCCTTTCATATCGTTGTGGTTTAGCCAAATGAAACTACGT